ATGGCTGGCATAAATAAATTGTCTGACGTTGCGATCCGAAGGACCAAACCCTCGGAAACACCCCGCAAGATGAGTGACGGGGGAGGGCTCTACCTCTTTGTCAAACCAAACGGCTCTCGACTTTGGCGCTTCGATTACAAATTTTTGGGAAAGCGCAAAACACTGTCTATTGGGGAATACCCGCTTATCACGATGGCCAGGGCGCGGGACGAGCGCGATAAGGCGAAAAGACTGTTGGTGGACAACATCGACCCCTCAGAGTTTAAAAAGCGCTCACGTTCTGCCTCACTGGAAGAACCGGAAAATTCGTTCAAGTCACTGGCCGAAGAGTACTTGGATATACAGGAAGGAAACGGGACAGCGGCATCTACTCTCAGCCGGGACGCCCGATATTTGATGAGCTATGCTCGGCCATTACACAATCGCCCAATCCATGAAATATCAGCGGCTGAAGTCCTACAGATGCTAAAAGCCATTGAGAATGAAGGGAAACGTGAATCGGCACATCGAACATTAGGGAAAACCAAAGCGGTTTTCATGTTGGCGCTCGCTAAAGGTTTGATCGCGAATAATCCCACCGCCGACCTGCAGCTCGCTCTGAAGACACCGTTGCGGAGCAACTTCGCAGCCATCACAGACGAAAAGCAGTTCGGCACTTTGATAGACGCGGTACGAAACTACCAAGGCTGGCCGGCAACCCGATACTCGCTGTTGATACTTGCCTATACAGCGGCACGCCCAGGTGAGACGCGGAAAGCCCTAAAGACTGCAGTAGACCTTGATAACGGTGTTTGGACCATTCCCTTGGAAGTAAGCAAGATGCGGTCGAAAAAAGGGCGCCGCGAGCATCAGATATATCTGAGCAATCAAACATCCAAATTATTTCAAGAGGTATTCTCCCTTTACCCAGATTCAGAGTATATCTTCCCTCAAATCAGAAGAATGGACCGCTGCATCAGCGAAAACGCAATGAACGTTGCTCTTAGGCGCCTTGGCTACATGGGGTCAGAGCACGTGGCACATGGTTTCCGGTCATCGTTTTCAACGATCTTGAATGAACGAGGTTTTGACGGCGACCTTATCGAAAAAAGCCTTGATCACCAAGATTCCTCAGTCAGGGCGATATACAATCGATCAGAATATAAGACACTTCGGCGAAAGATCATGCAAGACTGGGCGGATCTGGTAAACGAACTTGCCTCCGCACCTAGGAAAAAAGACTATACCCACCTGCTCTGAGACGATCCGAGACAAAAACAGCCCCACCGATACGGCGGGCGTAAATTCAACTTGATACTGATTATATAATCATTTACTGTATATTTTATTGAATATTGGAGTCCCTAATGCCTCAAACAGAATGCCTTCCCATTCCAAAGTGCCTCTCTTTGGAAAGCGTACTCAAACAAACTCACATCTCGAGGGCTACCGTCTATCGCTTGATGAAACGAGGTGAATTCCCGAGCTCGCGAAAGATTGGCAATAGGACGGTTTGGCTACAGAGCGAGATTACCCATTTCATGAATAATCTTCCCTGCGCATACGGGACTTCCCCATCGACGCAAGCGTCAAATCAGAAAAACTATATGGGTCTTCTGGGGGTCGACGAATGACCTATCACCCCTTGCTAGGAATGGCAGAGCCTCCGGTTAAACCGCTGAGCAAAAACCAAACTGGTCGCGCAACAACTATTTCCGCTCCGCCCCCGAAGAAGGTGTCCCAAGTCAGCAATGCCGTCTCGATCACCTGGCTCAGCAAAGTATTCAGATTGCCACGATACAAGGTGATCTCCGCCTTGGTAGACTGCCCGGTCCTGAAGACCTCAAGTAACGGTGCCAAGCTTTACGACCTCGCCTCAGCGGCCAGATATTTGGTCGATCCGGTCACCGATCTGGATGCCTATCTTCAGACGATCAAGGCGAGCTCACTCCCGGAGAAACTGCGAGAAACTTTTTGGAACGCGAAGATCAAAGAAGCGAAATACCGCGTTATGGCCGGCGAACTCTGGCCGACCCAGCGGGTGATGGAGGTACTTTCCGAGACGTTCAAGACCCTCAAGAAAACCACCCAGCTCTGGGCGGACACAATTGAAGAGGATGCCGAGGCTTTGAGCATCAAACAGCGTGCCGTTCTGACAACCCTTGTCGATCGACTTCTTGATGAGATGCACACGAACCTGGTTAAGCAGGCCAACGAAAACGAGACCGAGAGCTACCTGAAAGACCTTGATGACGAAATCAATTGATGGCGGCAAACAAGTTCGACCATCGGGACAGCAATAGCAACAACAAGACCAATGTTTGATCAGTCGTTTGCCACTCTTGAAGAAATGGTTGTCGCTACAGCGGAGATGGTCCGGCCTACGGAGCGCCTGACTGTTTCTCAGGCTGCGTCCAAGTACCGCTATCTGGATAACCCCGGCTCCTATGTCGGTTATTGGCCCAACGAAAAGACGCCTTATCTGGTCGAACCTATGGACGTTCTGACCAGTCACGAATTCAATGAAATGATCTTTGTCGGTCCGGCTCGAACCGGGAAGTCTGACATGTTCTTCAATTGGCTGACATACACCGCAAAGTGCGATCCAGCCGATATGCTTTTTGTCGGGATGACGAAGGATGTTTCGCGCGATTGGTCCCTGGGCGATCTTGCAAAGGCGATAAGGCACACGAAGGCCTTGGGCGAGAAATTGCTCCCCGGGCGGAAGAACGACAACGTACATGACAAGTTTTTCACGAATGGCATGCGCCTACTCATCAAGTGGCCCACGATCACAGAGCTATCCGGCAAGACAGTCCCGCGCGTATGGCTTGCCGACTATGACCGGATGGAGGATGACATTGCGAAGGAAGGCCCTCCGTTTGATCTAGCCAAAAAAAGAACGCAAACGTACAAGCGCTTTGCCATGGCAGCAGCAGAGTCATCGCCTGGTCGCCCGGTACTGGACGCCAAGTGGGTCCGCAAGACACCACACGAGGCCCCGCCCACGAAGGGTATTTTGTCTTTGTACAACCGAGGCGACCGACGCCGCTGGTACTGGCGCTGCCTTCAATGCCGTGACGCCTTTGAGCCGCATTTTGGCTTGTTCTCCTACCCCAGCAGCAGTGACTTCATGGAAGCGGCGGAAGCCGTCACACTTGTTTGTCCGCATTGCGGCTACCCGCATCTTCCGGAACACAAAAAGGATCTTCAGGAGCTTAATCACAACGCACGCTGGATAAAGGACGGGCAGGTCTGGCTGCCCAACGGGAAAATAGAGGGAAAGCCGCGACGTACCGAAGGGGCCTCGTTTTATCTTCGCGGTCCAGCTGCTGCTTTCCAGGATTGGCAGTCACTCGTATTCAACTACCTGAACGCTATGGACGCATATGAGCGCACCGGCGACGAGACCCAGCTCAAGAAGACCATTACCGCCGACCAAGGCGATCCATACACGCCGAAAGCAATGGAAGGCGGCAGGCTCCCCGAGGATCTTAAGAACAGAGCGCAAAACTGGGGCGGCACAAAAGACAATCCGATCGTTCCCCCGGAAGTTCGCTTCCTCATAGCAACAATCGACGTGCAGGCGGGCAAGAGACCTTCCTTCGTAGTCCACGTTTACGGGATTTCTGAACGTGGTGACGTGTATCACATTGATATGTTCAAGATCCGAGAGTCCGAACGACTAGATGATGACGGCAAACCTCTCCCACTAAACCCGGCCACTCACGGAGAGGATTGGAAAGTCCTCATCAAGAACGTTATCGAAAAGTCATACCCGCTTGCCGGCAATCCGAACATGCGAATGTCAATCAAACTCACCGGATGTGATAGCGGCGGGGAAGCAGGCGTAACAACCAATGCTCTCAACTTCTGGCGTTCTTTGCGCGACGATAAGGAAGGAAGATCTTACCATATGCGGTTCCGTCTTTTGAAAGGCGAACCGAAGAAGGATACACCTCGTGTTCGCCTTGGTTACCCAGATGCAGAACGACGGGACAGAAACTCGGGCGCCCGAGGGGATGTACCCATGTTGTTCATCAATTCCAATCAGGTGAAAGACCTTGCATCAGGCATGCTCGATCGAAAAGATGCCGGCGAAATTTCCGATATATCAGTTTTCGGAATGGTTCACTTTCCGCATTGGGCAGAGGACTGGTTATACAGTCAGCTGACAACAGAAATCAGGACGGCCAAAGGCTGGGAAAATCCAAACAGCAAGCGCAACGAGGCGTTCGACCTGTTGTACTACTGCCTTGCATTGATCATTTATCATCCAATCAACATTGAACGACTGGATTGGTCCGATCCTCCTGGCTGGGCGGCGGAGTGGGACCAGAACGACCTAGTTTTCAAAGATGGCGATAAGCTTCCTTTTTCGTCCACAACGGTGACATACGATTTGGAGGCGCTTGCCAGAGATCTAGCCTAAAATTCCACTTATTATTTGATTTTCAATTATATGTAGAATATAGGATTGATATCCATGTTGGCAGCGGAACAACCGAATGACCCTAAAAGACAGGCTCCGTGAGGCTAAAGACGCCTTACACGCACTGAATACAGGCCAATCTGTTGTTGAGGTCACAGATCAGAGTGGTGATCGTGTCCGTTATCTAGCCGCAAATGCACACCGGCTACAGACCTACATCAACAATCTCAATAGTGAGATCAATGCTGACAATAACCCTGGTCCAATGAGGATCTGGGGCCGATGAATAAACAGGATCATTTGATTTCCGAACTACTGGGATTGTCTCCATCTGAAATACGAAGGAACGATCCAGTAGCTCCTGCGCCCCCGGGTCTAGGGGCACCTGGGGGCGCGGGCGATGAACTGGCAATTGCTGGTGATGCCTACGAAGGTGCCAGCATTCACAATCGCGAGCTCGCACTTTGGCAGCCCCCTTCGCGATCTGCGGATCGGGACATCATTCCCCAAAAAACCCGTGCCGATGCCAGAGTTCGCGATACCTACCGCAACGATGCTTATGTTCAGAGCGCCGCTCAGCAGCATCAGGACGGTATTGTCGGCCCTGAATTTGTCCTGAACAGCAAGCCGGAAACCAAAATCATTTTCGGCAAAGAAGATGAGAAGTGGGAGACCGAGTTTCAGGAGGAAATCGAAACTCGGTTCAAGCTTTGGGCGCAGTCCGATGACAAGTGGCCTGATGCTGGTCGACGCAACAGCTTTACCCAACTCATCAGGCAGGCGGTTGGATCATACCTGGTGACCGGCGAAGTCCTTGCGGTCGTCGAATGGGCACGTGAAGACCGAAACTTGCGGGCATTTAACACTTCTGTTCGGATGATCGATCTCGATCGGCTATCGACACCAACCAATAGAATGTCCGACAAGAACATCATCGCCGGTGTGCAAGTCGACAGGCGCCACATTCCCCAGGGGTACTGGATCCGACAAGCGCACCCTCGGGACATTGCGGACCCAAGAGCCTACCAATGGGAATTTGTCCCACGTCGAAAGCCGTGGGGGCGCGCACAGGCCATTCACCTTTTTGATCAGCGTCGTCCCAATCAGACTCGCGGAATTTCTGATGTTGTAGCAGGGCTCAAAGAACTGCGGCAAACGAAAGACTTCCGCGAAACCATGCTGCAGAACGCTGTGGTTCAGGCAACCTATGCTGCGTCCGTTGAATCTGATTTGGATACCAACGCAATCTTTCAGCGCTTGGGCGGCGGCAACCTTGGTGAAGGGACCGCCTTTGAGAATTCGATTGCACAATACATTGGGGCTCACCTAAGCGCCGTCAGCAAGTACATGAAAGGCTCCGACCAATTCCAGATTGGCGGCGTGAGGATTCCGCACCTTCCTCCGGGCTCAAAATTGCAACTGCGCCCAGCAGGGCAAGGGGGACCTCTCGGAACTGATTTTGAGAAATCCTTGCTGCGCTATCTCTCCGCTGCAACCAGCTTGTCTTACGAGCAGCTGTCGAGAGATTTCAGTGAGACCAACTACGCTTCGTTCCGCGGGGCGATGAATGAAACTTGGAAGTTCATGAATGGCCGCAAGGCCCTCGTCGCTGACAACTTTGCAAGTTTCATATTCAGGCTGTGGCTTGAGGAAGGGCTAAACCGCGCAGCGTTTGAGTCCATGCCGCGGAAATTCAAGAACCCCGATAACATGGGGTGGCTGTATCAACCGCAAATCCTGGACGCGATCGCTGCTTGTGACTGGATCGGAGCTTCCCGCGGGCAGATCGACGAGCTGAAGGAAACCCAGGCATCAGCTCTACGCCGCAAGAACACGCTGACGACAGACGAAGATGAACTCGCTCGTCTCGGGAAGGACTATCGACGTGTTTATCGCCAGCGTCGACGCGAAAAATTGCTGCGCGACAAACTCGAAATCGAGGACGAAAGCGATCTGTCAGCCACCAACATGATGAATGCCGCAAGTGGGGCAGAACGTGAGGCTCCGGATGAGCGAAATGAAGACAAAGAGGCCGACAACAAGGACGCCCGCACCGATCAATTGGAGCCAGTTGTCAATGTCTAATCCGTTCCTGACTTCATTTGATAAGCAGGCAGTTTTGGTGGCCCCGGGCCAGGAAAAGATTGTCGAATCCAATCTGCATCAAGCCCATCGCCAATACGAAGCGCTGCTTGTCGCCGAGGTCAATGCCGCAGGACCTGCACAGGATGATTTCTGGTTCACCGAGGATGACTGGCGTTCGGTTTATCGACCGTACATCGTCCGCGATGGCATCCTACAAATTCAGGTAAAAGGCGTGCTTTTGCATGATTTCCCTTACCAGTTTGGATCTTGGGCAACCGGATATGACTACATCTGGCGGGCTTTCAAGCGGGGGCAGGAAGACGAGAATGTCAAAGGGGTCGCCCTGATTGCGAATACCCCGGGAGGTACTGTCGCCGGGTGTTTCGATCTCGTCGACAAGATGTATGGCTACGCCAATAGGAAACCACTCAAAGCCTTCGCGAACGAACATGCATTTTCGGCAGGCTATGCCGTCGCTTCAGCGGCAGACAAAATTAGTGTGTCCCGCACCGGCGCTGTCGGATCCATCGGTGTTGTGACGGCCCATGTCGACGTGAGCAAGATGCTGGACGAGATCGGCTACAAGGTCACATTCATTCATTTCGGAAAGCACAAAGTAGACGGCAACTCGTATGGGCCGCTGTCTGCCGAAGTGAAGGCCGACATCCAAGCACGGATCGACGAACTCGGGGAGATATTCGTCAGCACCGTCGCCCGTAATCGTGGCATCAGCAAAGAGGCTGTTCGGTCAACCGAAGCCCAAGTTTTTGGTGCCACCCAAGCAGTGTCGAACGGGTTGGCCGATGAGATCGGTACGCTTGACGACGCCGTGGCCGCATTCGCGGCAGAACTGTCCCTTGATGAAGAGGATGAACAAATGTCTGGACAGAACAAAAATCCGGCAGTCGATCAGGCTGCTGAAAATGCCGAGGCGATCGAGAGCGCCCGAACAGAAGCCCACAAGGCCGGGTTCGCTGAAGGGGCGTCCGCAGAGCGTGAGCGCATCAGCGGGATTATCGGCTGCGATGAGGCAAAGAGCCGCCCGCGGGCTGCCATGAGCGCGGCTCTGAAGACGGACATGTCCCTGGACGCAGCCAAGGCGTTTCTTTCCGACCTTGAAGAAGAGGGCGGTGCCCGGGCGTCCGGCCAAACCCCGTTCGAACAAGCCATGGATCGCGATCAGAACCCTGATCTCGGAACACCTGGTGAAGGTGACACACCAAAAGGCCAACGCGCGGAACGCGCCTTCGCACTTCTCGGCAAGTCCAAGAAGGCCGCAGGCTGAGTTTTCCGCAATCCAAAATTCAACTAATTGAGGAATTTTCGAGATGGTGAATATCCCTGACACTTCCCAAACTGCCGGCATCCCGTCTCAGTGGGAAGATACTATCAATCCGGTTATCCCCGGCCTCTTCACCGGTGATACCCCTTCCCCCTTGACGCAGGACTTGTTGGTAGCTGCCGGACAGACGCTCGCAGCGCTGACCGTGATGGGCTTCAATGGCAGCAAAGAGCTCGTGCCGGCTGTCGACGGCACCATAGCACCTGTCGCCATCCTGCTTGCTGCAATCGATACCTCGGCGGGTGCGAAGGGCGCTCCCACCTATCGCCAAGGATGTTTCAATCCCGACCTGCTCAAATGGGATGCATCCTACGACACGGACGCAAAGAAGTTTGCGGCATTCGAGGGTAGCCCAACTCCAACAAACATCATCATTCGCAAGGTGAAATCCGGATCGCTCTAAGGGGGCAGATTTCGCCTGCTTTTGAATTCACTCAATTAGGAGACAGCTATGTCGCTTGAACTTTGGACCAGCGGAGAACTTTACGACGTTCTCCGTGACGATCGAATGGATCCGATTCCATCCTGGTGGCTGGATACATTTTTCACGGAAACCCATTATTCCGACGACAAGGAAATCTTGTTTGCCAACCTTCCGATGGCTGATCGTCGTCTTGCGCCGTTCGTCCTGCCGACGGAACAAGGGAAGCCGATTTTCCGGACCAAGGGCGAAAAGGTCAAATCCTTCCTGCCCCCGTACATCAAACCAAAGGACGCAGTTCGCGCGGTTGACGCTCGGAACCTGCGCCCGAGCGAAGTCATGCCGGGTGGACAACGGCTGACCCTGCAGGAACGATTTGATGCACGCGTCATTGAGGTGATTGACTATCATCGTCGGTCCATCAAAATTCGCGAAGCCTTCATGGCATCCAAGGCGATTATCGACGGCAAGATCTCCGTCAAATATGATCGCGATCAGGGCGCTGCGTTCCCGGAGGTCACCATTGACTTTGGCCGCGACCCCAATCTTACCGTGGTACTGGCCGGGGCAAACTGGAATGACCCAGCCTATGACATCATTGGTGACCTGAATGCCTGGTCGGCGCTGATGTATGGCGCTGAGCGAGGCGGACTACCGGTCCGACTTGTGCTCGGTTTCCAGGCGGCGGCAGCCTTCATGAAGAACGAAGGCATCAAGGAACTGTTGAACACCGACTATCGCGGTGGCGAGGGCACGAGCTTCAAACGAGGTCTGCTCAACATCAACGATCCGATGACCCACCTCGGAACGCTTTCCGGGACAAACCAGTCTCTCGAAGTTTGGACCTTCCGGGATCAGGTCGAGGATGAAGACGGCAATCTGATCGAAATTCTCGATCCGAAAGATGCGGTCCTCATCGCACCTGGCACACGTGGTGTGCGTTGTTACGGCGCCATCTACGACGCAGAGGCCATGCAGGAACCGACACCTATCGATATATTCCCCAAAATGTGGATTTCGAAAGATCCCGGCGATGTTTGGTTGATGCACCAGTCTTCTCCGCTGCCGGTGAACATCGAACCGAACAAGACCCTCAAAGCGACGGTCGTTTAACGGGGAGTTCCGGCTCCCCCTGCCCCTCCAACATCGAAGATCAGGAGTTTCATCATGTTTGCTTTCACTTTGAACCGCGTCCAGATGCGCAAAGACGGAGGGTCAGTTATCGTGCCGGCCCACACCGTCAAGGCCATGGACGACACGACTTTCAGTAAGCTGAAAAAACTGGGTGCCGTCCGCGCGGCAACTGAGGACGAAATCACAATCTTCAAGTCCGGAAATCCCGTTACAACAGATGTAACCGTGGCCGACAATGACGATACCACCGCTGGTTCGGATACGGCAGCCGACAGCACTCCACCTCCATCCGGAGCGAAGGGTGACCCTGCCCCCGGTCAAGCGGCAAAGGGTGCGAAGTCGTCAAAGTCATCCAACAAGACATCCGAGGATGACGAAGACATCTGATGCCGACATTTCGGGACATCAAGAGAAAAGCCCGTCGGGACGTTCACATGAAACTGAATGTCCCGGCAGTGCTCATTCCAAAGAACGGTGACACGCCTATTCTGGTGGACACTCGTTTACACGTCGACTTTCCCGCGCTTGGTGATCAGCAGGGCACCAACTTTCACTATGCTGAGCGGGAAGACTTTACGCCGAAGATCATTTTTCTCAAAGAGCAGGTCATCCCGGAACGCGGCGACATTGTTTCCGTCGGCGACGGAGAAGCCTATCTGATCGACCTACGCAAGCCCGCTGACGACCTTTTCGTGACGGCCTTCGTTTCTCCCTTGCCGGCAGAAGATGCGGAAGGCCTCCCTATTCCGGAGGACTGCGATGGGTGACACCTATGCCGTTGCCATCGAGGGCCTTTCCGGACTGAGGTCTTTCGACAAGATCCCCGAGAACATCCGACTGGCAGCGCAACGCGCCGTGAACAAGACCACTCAGCGAGCAGTTCCGCTTAGCGCTCGCGAGATGGAGCGCCAAGTCATGTTTCCACGCGGCTACCTTTCGGGACAAGGCAACAGGCTAAGCGTAACAAAGAAGGCAAGCGGTAACGATTTGGAAGGTCGAGTTACCGGGCGTGACAGGCCAACTTCATTGGCTCGTTTTATCAGAGGTGGAGCCCGCCCGGGGGACCGCGGTGTTACTGTCGAAGTGAAGCCCGGGGTGGCGCGCTTCATGCCTTCCGCATTCGTCATGAAACTCAGGAATCAGAACCTGGGCCTCGCTGTCAGAACCAGAAACGGTCGTCCACCATCGATGGGCGCAAAGCAAATTGGCCCGAACCTATATCTGCTCTATGGCCCTTCGGTTGATCAGGTGTTCGTGGACGTGCGGAACGCGGTTCGCGGAGATCTCGAAACCCTTCTGGAACGTGAATTCGAAAGACTGCTGGACCTTAACCTATGACGCCTCCTTTCCTATATGAAGATCCTTTTCGGCTGCGGGTGCTTAAGGCGCTGAGCGCAAGTCTGAAGTCAATAACCGTGGCGAACGGCTACAAAACTGATCTCGGTGATGCTGTTTTCCGAGGTCGGGACCTATTTGGTGACGGCGATCCCGTACCAATGCTTTCTATCCTGGAGAAGCCTCTTCCCGAGGACTTCGGACCTCGACCTGCCGGGTCGGTGGCCGGTAAAATTGCATGGTCATTGATCGTGCAGGGCTTTGTTCGTGACGACAAGGAAAACCCGACCGATCCCGCCCATTTCCTACTGGCAGATGTAAAAAGGTGCCTTGCCGCCCAGCAGTCCCGGACCGCCCCCGGGACACTTGGAATGGCCGATCCGCTCGGGATGGGGGTCGCCCAACAAACAGGCGGCAGATCAGCAGGTAATTCCGTGCAGGAAATCTTGATTGGCCCCGGGATTGTGCGTCCCCCCGAGGCCTTTGTATCGACCAAAGCTTACTTCTGGTTGGATATCACTTTGATGATCACGGAGGACGCAACAAACCCTTTCCTTTAAACGAAAATTCCTCTAATAGTGGAATATTCAAAACGGAGTGGAATTATGGCAGAGCGCAATTACACGGTTGGCCGTGGCGAAGTGCATTTCGCCCCTTTCTTGACGGGGACACAGAAAATTGCCGGGTATCGCTACCTCGGTAACACCCCTGAATTCAGTCTCAACTTTGAGTCTGAAACACTCGATCACTACAACAGTGACCGAGGCATTCGGGAAAAGGATGAATCCGTTACCATGGAAGTGGCACGGAGTGGCACCCTGACCGCCGACGATATCATGGCGAAGAACCTCGCTTTGTTCCTGTTTGGCACTGCCGAAACGGTGTCCGTAGCAGGCGCCGTGGCAGCAACTGAAACTATCTCGTCAGTGAAACTCGGCGACAGTTATGCTCTCGGCGTAACTGACAGCAACCCGGTCGGCGTTCTCTCCCTGAGCAACCTTGTCGTGAAGAATGAGGCCGGGACCACAACATATGCCGCTGGAACCGACTATTTGTTCACACCGTCAACAGCCCTGCTGACATTCCTCGACGAAGGCAGCATCAACGATGGGGATAATGTCGAGCTCTCCTACGATGTGAACAGTCACAATTACGAGTCCATCACATCCGGTTCAGAACCGATCCAGGGTGCCCTGAAGTTCATCACTTACAACCCCGTCGGCAAAAAATTCGACTGGCTGTTTCCTTATGTGAAGGTTCACCCAAATGGGGATCTGAACCTCAAGGGTGACGAATGGCAGACACTTCCGTTCAGTTTTGACGTGCTCCGCAAGAGTGGGCTCGAAGCAGTCTACGTGAACGGCGCACCCTACACCCCCTAACTTGAGGTTCACAAATGCCCCTACAGTATACCCCTATAACTGAGCGCATCACATTCGGCGGAGACAACTTTATCGAGTTGCGCGGTCTCAATGAGCAGGATTTGACATCGCTGTTCCGTGCTCATCAAGAAACAGTCACAGACCTTTTTGATCGTTTCGTTGGACGGTCCCCGGACACCATAACGGAAGACGACGTTGACGGTCTGGCACTCAAGCTCGCCGTCGCATTTCCGGCGATCGTCAATCATGTGATTGCGGCAAGTGCGGATGTCCCCAACCAGGTTGATGAAGTGGGTAAGCTTCCCCTCGATGTGAAGGTCGCATCGCTTGAGAAGATCGCCACACTCACCTTCGCGATGAGCGGTGGCGCAAAAAACTTCGTCGAGATGGTGACACGCATGGGAGAAGGCATGACCCATCTCGTAGAACAAGTAAGCTCCCACCTCCCGACTTTGAAGAATGGATCTATGGCATCCGAGGACAAATCAGTCAGCTGAGGGAGTTCGGACACCACCATCCGGAACTCTATCCGATCCGAAAGGTTTGGGAGGAAAATCAACATATTGTTGATCGCATCAACCGCCGCCTCGCTACTGAAGCAACTCTGCTCCATAGCGCAATCAACACCGGGATTGCGGCTTTTAGCCGGGATGGGGGCCGTGCCGCCAGGAAACAGTTCACTGCGCTGATTGAAAGGTTGAATGGAAAATGAGCCGTGAAGTCGAACTTATCATCAAAGCTCGTGAAGCGGCTTCATCGGCAGTAAAAGCGGTCACCAAGGCACTTGAGGGGCTTACTGACGCTCAGCAAGAGGTTAGCGCAAGTGCCACCAAGACAGACACTCAACTCGGCAGGCTCGGCAACCAGCTGACCGAGTTGCAGCGTAAGGCGGTTGCGCTTTCCGCGTTTCAGAAGATTGCCGTCGATATCGACAAGTCGTCACGTTCAATTAGTCGCTTTGAAGCCGATCTCAAAGGCAGTGCGACAGAGCTAGCGAACCTTGCACGACAACTACAAACAACCCAGCAAAACCTGAACCGACTACGGGGCGTTCAATCTGCCGAGAAAACCGTGTTGGAAGAGGTTACTGCCGCCCGGAAATCCGCACGAGCGGAACTGAGCGCGGTAAACAAAGAGCTTCGCAAGGCCGAGGCTCGGCAAAAAAGCTACAACAACGCTACATCCAAGGTTCCCGATCACTTTCTGTCACCAGCGGTTCGATCGGCGAAAGCGTTTATCGACGCGGACGTTAATTCACAACGGTCAGCAAGTGACAAGCTTGCAAAAACTGTTGCCGAAAATACCTCTCAGATTGAAAAGTCGCGCGAAGCCATCAAGACGCTGAGCCCTGCGATTTCCGCGGCTGCCGGCGAAGAGCGCCGCCTGTCAACACAACTCGATCGTACCACTTCCTCCCTGAAGACGCAGAAAGACAACCTGCATCTATCCCGCGCTGCTTTGCAGGAAATGAAGGCAAGTGCTGCGGGCGTCGGCGCCGCCTTGGGAGGTCTCAGCGCCGACCAAGAGAAAATCGCATCTACTGCGCAGAGGGCCGCTGCTCAAATCGAGGCGGTCAATGCTCGAATTGCCGCGCTCAGTGGCGCTCGCCGCGGACCGGAGATCAACACCGGTGGTGTGGATGAGCAGCGCCGCAGGATGCTGGAACTTCGGCGGGAATGGGTTGCCTCTCAAAGTGAAGTCAAAAGACTCGCTCAGGATATGCGGAATGCGGCGGCACCCACCAACGAACTGGGCACAGCATTCGGGACAGCTCAAGCCAAAGCCAGACAATTAAAGTCCGCCTACGAAGCGCAGCGTCAATCTCTCCATGAACTGTCGGCTTCAGCACGGCAGGCGGCTGTTTCTGTCCAAAACACCGGCATTGCCGCAACACGCGCCGGGCAGGCACAAACCAGCTTTGCAATGCAATCCCGCTCAGCACTTTCGTTCACACAAAGGCTGCGGGCAGAACTGCTGGGGCTGACTACTGCTTATATTGGATTGCACTCGGCGATTTACAGCCTTGGACAGGTGGTAAGCTCTTTCCAAGTTCTCGAAGCTGCTCAGAACCGTCTCGGGGCTGTGTTCAATCAGGACACTGCGGCTGTTGCGAATGAACTGTCTTTTTTGGACAGACAAGCCGAGCGACTTGGCATCAGTTTTCAAGTGCTTTCCGATGAATACGCCAAGTTTGCCGTGGCTGCAGATGCCGCAAACTTCTCCGGAGCAGCGACACGCAGAGTGTTCTTGTCGGTCGCTGAGGCTGGCCGCGTAAACAAGCTGACGCTTGAACAGATGAACGGGGTCTTTCTGGCCCTCCAACAGATGATTTCGAAGGGGCGAGTCAGCTCGGAAGAGCTCCGCCGCCAGATGGGTGACCGGCTGCCCGGTGCGTTCCAAATCTTTGCCGCTGCCATTGGGAAGACCGAGGCCGAACTCGACAAGATGCTGCGCGCCGGTCAGGTGGCAGCAGACCAAGAAACACTGCTCCGATTTGCCGATGAACTGGATCGGCGGTTCGGTGACCAACTTCAAACCTCGCTTTCGAGCACGACGACAGAGCTTGGCCGGTTCGTCAATTCCCTCTATCAGGCTCGCCTGAGAGTTGCCGAAGGTGGGTTCATTGATGCACTGACCGAAGCTGTCCGCAGGCTCAATGAATACCTTTCTAGCCGGGAAGGAAGGGACTTCTTTCTTGCGCTAGGGGCGGCACTGGGATCCGTCACTTCGGCGGCAGCTTCTCTGATCCCCTACATCGGCGAGTTATCGACCGTTCTTCAGATTATCGCTGCTGTTAAACTTGCATCGGTTTTGACCCGTTGGACCGGAGGTTTCGGGCAATTCGGCGCATCACTCTCCAACTCCGCCCGTCAACTCTATCAATGGGATACTGTCGCCAAGGGCAAGATCCGAACTGTTGCTTTGCTGCGTTCCAGCTACATCAGCCTGTCAACGAGCTTGAGATTTCTCGGAACATCTTGGATCGCCGCGACAAACTACACCAGAATGTTCGGCGTGCAGGCCGCAATAACATCCGGCCTGACGCGGACCCTTCAAATAGCCGTTGTAGGCCTGGCCGGAACAGTAAAACTTCTTTGGCTGGCGCTAGGGGGTCTACCGGGTGTCATACTCACCGGAGTGACACTTGCGATCGGACATTGGGCCACCCGCGTCGAAGACGTAACGCAAGCGGTTGATGAACACAAACGGATCATGGGTGAGGTTATTTCCGCCTATGATCGCGTTGCGGGCTCAGCCCAACACTGGGCGGACAATATCGAGAACGTTTCGTTGTTCGACCTGGAAGACAACTTCCGTGAACAGCAAAAGTTGGTTGAACGAGCTGCCCAAGCCCTTCAACAGAAAGTCGCGAGTGCGTTGCTGTCGCGCTCCGGAGACAGGGCGCCCTTCCAACAGATCGCCCAGGAATTCGTGGCCGGCACAATCTCGGTCGAAGAGTTCGCACAACGTGTCAAGGAACTGAACCAGACCCTCACGGAAGACGGTCCAAAAAAGTTTGCCTCAACACTTTACGACCTTAGCCAAGCCCTCATTGAGGACAGACGGCGCCTGGAAGAAGCCGCAATTGCGGCTCACGAAAAAGGCAGCCAACTTGAAGGTGTTTCGGATATCGCCCGGTCGACCGGGAAGACGATCGAGGATTTGGCTTCGGCCACCAAAAAGGCAGGCAGCGCCTTTGCCGAAGAACAAGAGGCACTGCAGAAATTCAACGGCGCCTTGGCGGAAATCGACAAACTGGTGCCGCAGGTTTCCGACGAACTGGAACGTCTCGGCGAAATAGATGCCTTGAACAAGCTCTATCATGATGGGCTGAAGGCTGCCCGCTCGATGGGCCAAGTGCTGCAATTGACCCAGAAATACAATTCGGCATTGAAGGACATTGCAGGCAATATCGGAAGCTCTGATACGCTCATCGACAAGATCGTCGGGGCCGAAAGTAGTGGTGACCCCACTGCGCGCAATAGTCGTTCATCGGCGACCGGTTTGGGCCAATTCATTTCGAGCACTTGGCTCGGACTGTTCAAAGAGAAGTTCCCGTCTGTTGCAGCCGACATGACGGACGCTGCAATTTTGGAGTTGCGAAACGACCCCAAAATCTCGCGCCAAATGACGGCTCTTTATGCTCAGCAGAACGCTCAGATTTTGAGTAACGCGGGCATAGCAGCAACCGACACGAACCTTTATCTGGCACACTTCCTCGGCCCGCAGGGCGCTATCAATGTTGCCGGTGCTTCAGCGAATACCCCGGTATCAGAGCTACTTGGTGCAGATCAAATTGCCGCCAATCCAACGGTCTTGGGTAATGGTGCAACTGCGGGTGACGTTTCTGAATTTGCAGCCCGCAAAATGGGCATCAGTTCGGAAGAACTTGCAATCCAAAACGAGATTTACAGCACCGAGACTAAACGTGCCGAGAAGGCTCTGGAATACACCGAGGATCTTGAACGTCGCCTTCGATACAGCGAGATTGAAGCCCAAAACAACGGTCGTCTGACTCGCGAGGCGCATATTCAACAGGCGGTCGAGCAGGAAATCGCCAAGGCCAAGGAAAGTCACAAGACCCTTGATGAGGAACAGCTTGAACGCATTCGCAATATCGCTGCGGCTGAATATGACAGGCAGGCTGCGACCAAAGGAACGAAATCCGAAATTCAAGAGGCCAATACTGCCCTGCAGCAGGCGAACGCCCTCGCCCGCCAACGCACTACCCTTGAGCAAGAGTACCGAGCTGCCACAGCGTCCGGCGATAGCACGGCGGCTGCCGATCTTCAGATCGAACTCGAGCAAGTAAACCAGAAGCTGCAGCAGGCTATCGCGAATGCCCGATCCATGTGGGAGGCGATCGGTGGTGACAAAGCCGATGTTGCGCTGACGAAACTCGACACCTTGGCTGCCAAAACGACAAAGGCTGGCGGCGGTATTCAGGTGTTTGGTTTGACTGCCCAGAAAACAGGGCAATTGGCCGGAAGTTTCGTAGACGGCTTTATCGGGGTCTTTGACAACTTCGCGAACGCCATTGCCAACGGACAGAATGCATGGGTGGCCCTGGGGCGGGCCTTTCTTCAGTTCGCTGCAGACTTTTTGCGCCAGATGGGGACGATGATCCTCAGGCAAATCATGTTCAACGCACTCTCAAAGATAGGCTTTGGGGGTGGCGGAATTGGGCTAGCTCACTCAGGTGGTCTCATTGGAGCAGGCTCCGCTGGCGTGGGGAATGCGACAAAGAACGTATCCCCAGCTCTGTTTGCCAATGCTGCGCGCTACCACACCGGAGGTGTTGTCGGCCTCGGGCCAGACGAAGTGCCGCTCATTGCCAAGCAGAATGAAGAGATGATCACTGAGCAAGATCCACGTCACAGGAACAACGGCGGCTTGTCAGGTGGGAAAGGCAATGACGCCCAGCCTATGACGATCCGGAACATCGTCACGATGGACCCGCAATTTGCCTCTGACATGATCAAGAGCGCCACAGGAGAACAGGCTGTCTTGTCAGTGATGTCGCGCAACAAGTCGATGCTGAAACGTATGGTGGGTGAATAATGGCGATCCAGAACATTCCGGTTTGGTCATTCCCTCCAAATTGGTCCTCGCCCCCGAAGCAAACACTTGAATGGTTGACGCGGGTTCTGTCCTCCCCGAGCGGGGCAGAACAACGGGCGTCTCTGCGCTTGAACCCGAGGCGTGAGTTCGAAACTGATTTTACCGTCGAGACATCTGCGCGTGCAGCACTGAACTTATTTGTTTCCAGGCACGGCGGACGGAACTTCTATTTGCCGATGTGGCATGAGGCATACCGCCTTTCCGCTGCGGCCACGGTTGGCAGCAATACGATCGAGTGCCACTCTGCCGATGACGGGGGGCTGAAAGCCGGTGACATTGTTTTCATTTCCGACCCGACCGACCATAGGCGATACGAGCTCGCGGAAGTGAACGCGATTTCGGGGAATGTCATTGAGTTGAAGGCCGCTTTGGCGAGCTCCTGGGCACCCCACAGCCCAGTGCATCCGGTACGTATTGCTCGCTTCGCCGAACAACCTTCATTCTTGCGCATCACGGACACGGTTCAGCACGGAACTGTCCGCTTCAAGATTATGGAGAAAAATGAGGATGAGCGGGCTGTGCTCGAACGCCGTGTAAACGGTCCGATGATTTATGACGGCCTCATTACGAACTCCTACCATGTTGAGACCGGTCGCGGTGGCTATTTCCATCATAATAGTGGCACTTCAGAAGGTCAGTTTGCCTTCATTTACGGCGCATTCCTGGCATACGAAGCGCTAATTGCGGGAAATCCCACCAATGAGGCCCGATCCGCAGCCGACTATTATTTGAACCTCGCGCAGGAAATGCTTGATGCCATGGGGGATGGTTCAACGGTAGGCCCAATGCTGCGCCAACCAATTCCGGACGACCCCGACACAATCACTCTGATGCACTGGTTGTTTGCAGCTCGCGGGGACGTGCCAGAGCAAGGGATTGTTCTGGATTATCAGGTCACAAGGAACGGAAACACACTGACCATCCCGTCGAATGCAGCCGGTGGCCGGGTGCAGCACGTGTGGCAAATCTATCCCGCATCGTCGGAGCTGCTATATGCAAGCCCATACAGCCCCGCATTCGACATCAATTCGCCATCAGGTGAGACCCAGCTGTCCATAAGCACATGGCAGCGGATCGGGGACACAACCGTGATCACCATCCCCTCAGGGGCTGACCCCGGGATCTCTGAGTGGAAAATCTCTTACGGATTCTACGAGTACAGCAGCATCGCCACAGGCGATGGTTATGAGGCATTTCCGAGCTGGACGAGGATCCCCGGAGGATATGCCGCTTGCGCCCCCGACACGTTCCGTTGGTTTGAGCAGGCGACTGCGAAGGCCGTTGCGTTGGATACGCGAGCAGGAAAGGCGCAGACATGGGAAAAGCTCAGACTCGCAATGCGGAGATCCTGCGTCCGCGGGCAAGCCATTACCGATCTAAGGGAAGTGATCAGACCTCTCCCGGGCTTTGACGTTATTCCAGCCTCGGGTGAGCCCGACGGTATGTTCTGTTACTCGGACCATCCACGAGCGTTTCCACCGATCGGACCGGGGCTTGATAACGGTTGGATCGGATATGACTTTTGGTCACGTGCAACGAACGGCGACATTATCGGCAACATCCCCGACTCTGGAAATGTGGTTGCCCAGGTACAGCTTGGCCGTGGCTTTGCGGACCAGTGGCGCGAACAGACGAACTATCAAACCGCTGACCAATACCTATATGTCGCCATTTCAGCATCGAAGAAGCCAAATCTGGCGCTCAAAGAGTTCTTCTTGATTTTCGTCTCTTCAACCATGGAGTATGACGAAAACGCACGATGGTACGCTGATCTCGGCAGCAAATCGACCTTTGTCGCAACCACTGGCGATGTGATCGAGTTTTTCATTCCTCGAAGCGAATTCAAGTTGCGTTCCTTTGCCGAAGGCACCGGCGATACCGTATGGGGCACATCTCTCCCCAACGGCCAAACAATCCAGAATTTCGGCGTTTCGTCGGAGATGGCAGGGGCGTACCAAATTCGTCTGCGGGCCATGCGCCTTGTTGCCGGTAATACGCCGGATGACATCAAGGGGGCAAAGATGCCCTTTTTTCCCGGAGCTCTGCCTTTCGCGATCAACGCGGACACAATTCGTCAACAGTTCATCGGCTGGAACGGTTCACCGTTTCATGGATATCAAATGGCCGATCATTGGTGGTGGTTGGGTAATGATGCTGATGAAGTGCATCCGGCTCTCTCCGTCTCGGATTTGCCTATTCCGAGCAGAACAAACGGCTCCCTGACGTTCCCCATAAGTGGGACGACTTCCATGGGGAACGTGAGCAAACCCAAAAACGCGTTGCTTATGGAGCAGCAGCTTATATTCCTCCAACATGCTCAGGAGCAGTGGCATAGCGACGGCGGCACCCTAGGCCCCTTCGCACACACCTTTGTGCTGAATACCCCTGCCCGTTCTAGCCTCGGGTGGCCGACACCTCACACCTGGGTTTACATAAACGATGATCCCAACACGAGATGGGTCGGCTACCAAGTTCGACTGGTGGAATCTCTTGCGAAGTTGATTGAACTGGCACATAGCGACCCGGCCTTTTCCGATGCCGTGTCTCTTGCAAACACTATGGTGAGCAATTGGCTATCATGGTTGAACGGATATTGGCCCAATCTCAATGGCAAGGCGGTTGGTGGCACCGTGATCTATGGAATGCCTACGGATTTTGATGATCCCGCCAAGGGCCAACCGGAGACCCTGTATGAGGAACCTCATGCGGCGGCTGTCGTGATGAGAGCCTGCCTTCAGTTGGAGAAGGCAGGTTTTGGTAGCAGCCTTGTAAATCAGTCTTTGATGTTGAGGTGCTGGCAATATCTGGAATTGGTTTGGCGTACAAATGGTGAGATGGCGTTCACTTGGTCTCCCGACCCGTCTGCCAAGCAGTGGTACGGCTTTTGGCATGGTGAAATCATCACCTCGCTCGCAGAACTTCTCTTGAGCCCGTCTCATGTATCTTCAGGGATCGATTTGAACACTGTTCGGACTCGCCTGGTTCAAACAACCGGTTTCCTCCGCGAATATGGCGTTAGCTATAACAACGCCGGGACCGGACTGGAAACACTCCGGACGTACCGAGGTTTCAATGTCCTGCTCAACGAACCGGACCGTGGGGATGACAGCCAGATCGGATTTGATCGGAATTTGGATGAGCTCGACAATCGCATAGCTTTTCCTGTCTTCCACGATCAGGCGGGGTTTGCATTTGAAACCTTCCCCTACAGCTGGACGCTTGAGGGGCGAGATGAGTACATCTCCTTCATCAACCTCCTTTTCATACTCCGTGGCCGATTCACTTCCGTTTGGCTGCCGACGTTTTCGGCTGATTTGGCCCTTACTCAGGACACGGCACCGGGAGACCGGATCCTGACTGTCGAAAATATCGGATTTACTGCAGGCGGCGGGCCTGAGATCGGGCAGGAGTATGTCTGCATTTTCCTTAAGGACGGTTCTTCTCTCTTCAGGAAAATCACCGCTTCAACACTGAGTGGTCTCCAAACCGAAATCATTGAACTTGATGAAGCATTCTATGACGGGCTTCGTGCCAGTGACGTGAAACGCATCAGTTTCATGCAGTTGTGCAGGTTGGATCAGGACCGGATTGAGATCAACCATGACACCGACACGAAGGGGTACGCCACATGCAAAGCGACCTTCCGCGGAGCACCAAACATCCGAAAATCCAACTCAGGTTTTTGATTCATGACCTTTGATAGCCTCGAACGATCAAACGCAAGCGGATTACCTGTAGCTCTCTATGAGTTCTCCTTTGGCACCAAAACGTGGCGCTACTGCAATGGTGAAGACGACATTGTAATCAACGGCGTCACATACACGGGGATTGCTATCTCAGACGGCGGTGTTGTCATGTCCGGTGACGCTGATGCCGACGAACTTGTTGTCACAATGCCATCAGCAGAAGACGTGGCTGTAATGATGAACGGCACACCGCCGAGCAATCCAATTTGGCTGAATGTCAGGAACCATCATCGCGACGACAGTGAAACCCCGATCGTTTGGGTTGGCTATGTCCACAGCTCCAAGACGGTTGATGGTGTCACTGCTGAAATTGCGTGCAGGATGCTCACGGCAAGTTTTGATTCAGGGGGGCTGAGACTGGCTTACGGGCGACAGTGCCCGCATGCTGTTTATGATGTGAGCTGTAGCGTCAACAAGAGCTCTTTCGGACAGTCGATCACAGTTGACGCCGTGGTTGGCAACATGATCGTTTCTGATGACCTCCTATCGCTACCTGACGGCTATCTGTCGAACGGCTTCTTCTCTTTCGCACGTTTTGACGGATCACTTGAGCAGCGAGCCATCGAAAATCACTCTGGTAACCGATTCATCGTTCTGGGGAGCGGTGACGGGCTGATCGCTGGCGATTTTATCACTGCTTACCCCGGCTGCCGGCGCACTCGCGCTGACTGCAAAAATAAATTCAACAATTTAGCGAATTTTGGTGGTTTTCCACATTTGCCAGGCACATCGCCCTTTCAAGGTGATCCGGTATTCTGAGAGGTATCCATGAACTTCATTTGGGCAATTGCGATGTTGGTCGCAAGTTATGCGATTCAGCTACTTCTCGCACCGAAACAAAAGGCCCCTGATGCCGCGACGTTTGAGGATTTCGATTTCCCCCAGTTTGAAGAAGGAACGCCGGAAGCTGTCTATTTTGGGGACTGCAACGCGCCGGACTTCTTTGTGGTTTGGTATGGAAACTTCCGTACCTCCCCAATCAAAGTGAAGGGCGGAGGTAAGAAATGACCGTGACAATTGAAATGCGGCATGTTCGAGCGGCCAGAATGTGTTCGAGGGGCGCTCGTCGGTTCTTCAATCAACATAATCTGGACTGGAACACTTTTCTTTCAGAAGGCCTGCCGACTGAAGTCATCGAGGCAACCGGGGATCCAAATGCCCAGAAAGTTGTTGCTATAGCTCGGGAGGAAATGAAACGTGGCTAGTAAGAATTCATCCCAGATCATCGGTTATCGGTATTTCATGACAATGCAAATGGGGCTTGGCGTTGGCCCCATTGACGAGATCGTGAATATCAAGGTTGGTGACAAAAACGTTTGGCCGACTCTTGAAGGGCAATCTGAGCCCTATAGCGAAACAGTAAAAGGGAACGGAACAACCAACATTCGGGCAGCCTCAGTTTTTGGCGGCGAAGATGGTGAGGGCGGAGTGGATGGAACCCTGACCGTTCAGATGGGTGCTCCGGACCAAATTTATCCTGCTTGGTTCAAAAACATGCTTGGCGGCGATATGCCGGACTTTCGCGGAGTGGTGACCGCCATTTTCGACGGCATGATATGCGCCATCAACCCATACCCAAAGTCTTGGGAATTCCGTGTTCGACGGACGGAAAAGGGTTGGCAAGATGATCAGGTGTGGCAACCGACCTACGTCACCATCTGGCTCGCCAATTCCGCAATCAAGGCCATGAACCCGGCCCACATACTTTATGAGGTCATTACCAATAAGAAATGGGGCCGAGGCTTTGATAAATCCCGTATTGCAGACACTGTTTGGTTGGAAGCTGCCCGCACACTATACAATGAAGGTTTTGGTCTATGCATTCCATGGAAAAGACAACAGAGTTTACGTGATTTCATTCAGGAAATACTTGATCATATAGGGGGTGCAATTTATCTGAATCGAGAAACAGGTTTGATTGATCTGAAGCTGATCAGAGACGACTACAATGTCGGCGACCTCCCCTTATTCGACTACAACTCCGGGCTGCTCTCGATCAACAAAAGCGAAACAGCAGCACTCACGGATGCCGTCAGCGAAATCGTGGTTCGATATCATGACCCGATAAAGAATGAAGATTTGCAGGTCAGAGCCCAGAACCTAGCGCTGATGCAGGCCACGGAGGGCGTCAAATCAAGCAGCGTGAGCTATCTTGGTATTCCCACTCAGGAACTTGCTGCACGCATCGCACAAAGAGACTTGAAGGCCACTGCAGCCAGCGCAAACCGGTATACTGTAACCCTCGACAGGAGGGCGTGGCGAGTATACCCGGGTGCGGTTTTCCGGATTAGTGCTCCTGACCGTGGGATCAACAACCTTGTATTGCGCGCAGGCAAAGTTACCGATTCCACATTCACCGATGGCAAAATAACAATCGAGGCGTCTCTGGATGTCTTTGGAATGCCGTCCGTCTCATTCGTAGCACCAGAACCGTCGACCTGGGAGCCACCCTTGAACGGTCCATCCGCGATTGATGCGAAGCTCATCCGAGAAGCCACATATTACGACATGATCAGGACACTAAGCGAAGCAAACCTGGCCTATGTGACAAATACGTCCGCGGCCCTTTCGACCGTCGCCGGACGAAGTGACAATCAGGCTCTATCATACATCATCCGCAGCCGACCGGATGGCGGATCTTTTGCAAACCATGGTGGGAAGGGTTTCGCGCCGTATTGCAGATCTGTCGGGGCACTGAGTTATTATAACGGCACAATCACCTTTGACAGCGGCCAGGATTTGAGCCTGATCGAAAGCACCGATCTCATCCAAATCGGTGACGAATTCATGGGGGTAACCAACATCACCTATAATGCGGACGGCATTTCCGGCACCATGGATGTTAGCCGTGGCTGCCTAGATACGATCCCTCAGGAGCATCCGCACAATAGCCCCATTTTCTTCATCGACGGAAATATCGCATCTGATGAAGTTGAGTATGCTGCAGGCGAAACGATAGAGGTGAAGCTGCTCTCTCAAACAAGCGCCGGATCACTTGATCCTGATCTAGCAGCAACCACCAGTCTGCTTCTCAGCGGTCGGCAAGCACGCCCATATCCACCGGGAGCCCTCTTTGTTGTTCATGGCGGCGGGGCATGGACGCCATGTTTCAACGCTCCCCCATTTACCGGGGACTTTCAGCTTCAATGGACACACCGGGATCGGATTACCCAGGAAGATTTCCCGACCGGACATTGGGAAGCCAACGTTGGCCCTGAAATCGGCGTCACTTACAATGTCAGGTTCTACAATAGCTCCAACACCCTTCTTCGGTCGATCACGGGTATCTCTGACAATTTCCTCAACTTCGGAGCTGCTGATACTGACCTTGTAGGAGCCCTTCGCGTCGAGGTGGAATCCTACCGGGACGGCTTGGCTTCTCACCAGAAATATGACTTTCCGCTGACGCGCTCTTTGTAATTTATATTTCCACTTTATATGCTATTGTTCCTATTCTAGTTGATTTTAGGAGAGCGTGATGCTTTTGCCTCAAATGGACTCCTTCGTAGGTGCAGCCCTACATCTTGACGATTTAGACCTTCCCAGAATGGGTGCGTTGTTGGGAGTTGGTGAAGATGAGATCCACGCCGTGATTGACGTGGAGGCTGCCGGATATGGCTTCGACACCTACGGGCGCCCCAAGATGCTTTTCGAACCACACAGGTTCTTCCGCAACCTCAGTGGGGCCGAGCGGGATGAGGCTGTCAGGCAGGGATTGGCCTATCGGAATTGGGGGGAAAAACCCTATCCGTCCGATTCCTACCCTACTCTAATCCGGGCAATGAAAATCAACGCCAATGCGGCCCTGTTGTCTGCGTCTTGGGGGCTCGGTCAAATTCTGGGGGAGAACTACGAACTGGCGGGATTCTCTTCCGTCGAATCCATGGTCGTGGAATTCAAGAACAACGAGGACGTACATCTTGAGGCCACGCTCAACTTCATTCTCGCAACCAGGCTTGACCACCATCTTCGCAATCATGATTGGAAGGCGTTTGCTCGGGGCTACAACGGCAAACTATATGCAAAACACAATTATCATGGTCGATTGAAAGCAGCTTACGAGAAGTGGGGTCGGATCAAAGATACTGTCTGGAAAGGGGACAAAATCGTCCTGCAAGACAACGACATGGCGAAAACAATTCAGGTTCTTCTCGATCTTCGCGGATATCCGGAGGTGGGGAAGCCGGATGGCATCATTGGCTCTAAAACCCGTGGTGCCATCATGGCATTCCAGGCAGACAATGCGCTGCCGGTGACCGGCAGACCAACCATCGGATTGATCGTGGCGTTGAAACAATCCCGAAAGCGCGACGTGGCCGCTCCGCGGGCCAAACCAGTGCCGTCTGCTTTGGACGATTTGCCTGTCACTAAACCCCTCAAGATATTAAAGCGCATCGGATACGGCCTGTTCACCACCAGCGGGCTTAGCGCAGTGTGGGAGGGTAGCGGAGACATCGACGACCTCATTTCTGGCGTCGGAAAATTCAATATTTTATGGAACTCTTTGCTAAACCTTTCCCCGCAACTCATCGTTGCCCTAGCAGGAATGCTGATCGTCGTCGTCGCTTATCAAATCATCCGCGCCCAATTTGATGCTTATCGGGAGGGACGGCTATGACCGATCAACTCGTTGTCGGGCGCGGAGAAGTCTATTTCAAGGAGTATTCTTCACCAGGCGAATTGTATCTGGGCAACACTCCGGGTTTCTCTCTGGATCGAAAGATGGAAACACGGAAGCGATCCACGTCCTATGACGGGAAACGCGTTGAACTCCCCCCGGTGGTGGTTCAAGACAAGATCTCCCTCTCGATCGCAACAGACAATTTGGCGATCGAGAACATAGGATTATGGTCCACATCAACCCCGGACATGAGTGGGCAAACTTCCGGGGGACCTTATGAAGAAACCTTCACAGTGCGTCGGGGTCATTTCTACCAGCTTGGTTCGAGCGTCAATCCTGCAGGGTTGAGACACGCAGTCAGTGTTGTATTGAAACAAGGTGTGAACACCGTTCCGGTCGACGGCAACATTGAAATAAATTATTCGCAGGCTCGATTCCGCATACTTGAGACTGCGAATGACCTGAACAATGGGGAGATGATCAAGGTCATTTTCAGTGTTTCGGCGTCAGATTCTGTATCAGTCCAACCGGCGCCCAAGCTGGTTACCGGAGCGATCCGATATATCGGAACAAATCCCATTGGTCCGGTATGGAATGTTTTCTTTCCTGAAGTGGACCTGACGCCGCGAGGGTCATTTGACTTTAAGAGCGACCAGTGGGTTTCCGTCCAATTTGACGTAAACGTTCGGAAAAAGGACTTCGACAGTCCCTTCTACCACCTCACCCAAGTAGCATATTAAACATCGACCCATTCATCGCCAACGCGACGTTTTATTCTCGCATGCACCCACGCCCCGTTTTTGAAGACTTTCATCTCATAGGGCTGCCATTCGCCGTCTTTGAATGTGAAAAGCGGCCCCGAGTATTCGCCGCCACGCACAACTATGCCGCCGAAATCCGAGGGAACAACGAGTTGCCCCGGCTGCAGCGTCACCGCTCCAGGCGCGACTACCGGAACACCGACGGTCGGTGACAGATGTAATCCGAGAACTGAGATTACACGTCCCACATAGGTCGAGCCGAGTAGAATGGGAGATGCTATTGAACCGGGTCGAATGGCGACACCGCCTACAGATATGTCCGCTTGGCCTAGTAGTATTTTGGAAGGCTCGCCGAGTTGGCTGACGTTCAAACTGATTTTGACGCTGCCAGTTTCTATCGCATAGAAGCCGCCTTGCACTGACACGTAAATTGATACATTCGGCTCACCGCATATGATCGTTGAGGCAAGGCCGTTTGAGACGATCCCTGTGCCCCCCACCTCTAGAGTGAGTTGCCCAGTCGCGAAATTGACCGAGAGACCAGAGGGCGAAACGGAGATGCCCCCAGTGCCGACTGTCGGCACGCCTGCCGTGATGCCCGCCGAGAGACCGGACGGCGAAGCGGAGACTGCTCCAACACCAACTGCCGGCACGCCTGCCGTGATGCTCGCCGAGAGACCTGACGGCGAAACAGAGATGCCCCCAGCGCCAACTGCCGGCACGCCTGCCGCAATGCCCGTCGAGAGACCGGACGGCGAAACGGAGATGCCCCCAGTGCCAACTGTCGGCACGCCTGCCGCAATGCCCGCCGAGAGACCGGACGGCGAAACGGAGATGCCCCCAGTGCCAACTGTCGGCACGCCTGCCGTGATGCTCGCCGAGAGACCTGACGGCGAAACAGAGATGCCCCCAGCGCCAACTGCCGGCACGCCTGCCGCAATGCCCGTCGAGAGACCGGACGGCGAAACGGAGATGCCCCCAGTGCCAACTGTCGGCACGCCTGCCGCAATGCCCGCCGAGAGACCGGACGGCGAAACGGAGATGCCCCCAGTGCCAACTGTCGGCACGCCTGCCGCAATGCCCGCCGAGAGACCGGACGGCGAAACGGAGATGCCCCCAGCGCCAACTGTCGGCACGCCTGCCGTGATGCTGACGGCGTGTCCACCAGAGGCCACTTCGATAGGCAGATGAACAGCAAGAACACCCATTTGCGGCGTTGTTGTTATTGCCGACACAGAAATGCCCTGCGAATTGGCTAGGCCTCCCTGCCCGTCACCGTTCAAGTCTGCCTTGAATATGTCCTCCCAGGGGGCGACATTCGTCACAACCTGTGTTGACAGAAATACACCCGCCGCGTCATGCGTCCATACGCCAAAATCGGTCAGGTCATTTTTGGCCCAAAAAATATAGTAACCGCCTCCCGGTTTTGGTTCTGCCTGAGTGACAGTCCAGCCGGGGACAAAATTTGGTCCGAAACCCGAACCATATCTCTTGAGCTTGATCTTGGTCCCGTTGGCGTCAGTCACATGGTAGTCGTCGCCGATGAGCCAAAGTTCCGCGTCTCCGTTATCCTCAATGAGAAACTGGGGCACTCCGATCTGCCCGTCTCCGTTGAGGTCTACTCCATAGAAAACTTCCTGGACTTTGATATCGGTGGGCGCAGCCTGTGAGGAATAGCCCCCGGCAGACGTAACTGTCCACTCGTTGTACGCCCCCGACGAGGCGTTGAACCACAGGAGCTTATAGCCGCTGCCCCCAGGGATATTTTCTGCCTGTATGACTGCCCACCCGGCGTAGCTGGTAGGGCCAATACCCGCATTGTAACGCGTAATCTTGATCGGCTGCCCGCCAGAAGGGACAACGTGATAGGAGCCGCCGATGAGCACGAGCAGCGTATCGCCCTTGTCCTCCACAAGCGTCCACGGCCTTACTTCCAGCGCTGAAATGACATTCTGGTTGTAGGTATTGTCCCATGTCGCAGATATGACCTGACCTGCACTGCTGGGCTCCTGTTTGTATACCCGCAGAATCCTGTTGGCAGGGTTATCACTACTGAAAACAAGGGATGCCGTCGGAGAGCCCCATGTCAGGGAGGGTGTCCCGTCATATATCCCCATGGCAAACTGAATGATCAGCCCGTTCGGTTCCTGCGTGGTAAGGCTGATGCTGACGCTGCCACCTGTCGCCGCCACGCCGTCCGTATCGCTTCCCCCGATCGGGTTTGCCGTATCAACACCGTCCAGGCACAAGACAGACACCATGCCGGGTCCGATATAGGTGTTGGCAAGGCTCACACTCAGCGTACCAGTAGTCGGATTGGCAATTCGGTAAACCCAGATCGTGCCTGCAGCCCCGGTGTTAGTGAAGCCGTGGACTAGAGTTGCGGTCTTGCTTCCCCATGTGACCACCGGGAGAACTGCTGCGGGGTCATAGGATGGACCTGTCGTAAAATAGACCAGTGCAAAGTTGCCTGCAGCTGCAACTGCCCCTTGCGAGAAATTGAGCGGATAACCGCCAGCCCATTCAAACGTCTGAGTGCTCTTGATGCTGACAGCCACGCTTCACTCCCCCTAAGAAAAACGCCGCGCCGGGTATTCCAGCACGGCGTCAATGACATGGTTCTGATTTGGCGATCAGCCGATGGCGAAAATCTTGTTGGCTCCTGCATCCCAGGTGATAGTGATATCGCCGCCGTTGGGATTAACCGGAAGGCCGGTCGCAGTGTCGTAGTAGGCAATCAAATTGCTTGTTGCCGCAGTACCTGTGTCCTTGTAGATCACAAGAGCTTCGATAGCATCCAGAGTGCCTATGCCGGCAGCTTGTTCAGTGAACACCACGTCATCAGCATCGAAAACGCCATTTGTCACTGTAGCGTTTGCAAGGGTCTGGGCAGTACCCAGAATGTTCGAACCAATGTCCGACAAAAACTGGTGGGTAGCGGCAAAGGTGTAACCACCGGTATCAACCAGGGCGACCTTGATTGTATCGGAAGTCAGGTCGATTTCGCCTTTGAGAATTGCTTCCTTGAATTTCGTGTAAAGCGCATTTGCCATTGTCGGGTTCCTTTAGCTGATATCGATCCAGAGGGTGCCTTCTTCGGCATTCTCCGGAGGTGTTTCGGATACGGCCACGATCGTCCCGGCCTCTCCCTTTGGTCCCTGCACGCCGGCAGTTGACACCTCAATGATTGTGGGTTGGGAAGCGCTCTCAACCTCGATGACTGCGATCTTAGTCATGGTTCTGGCCCCCCTTAACGCAGATCCGCCCGTGCATCAGCGTTGTTTGCTCGCCGGCAATATGGCGCTCAATCTCATAGGTTGTCGGGGAGACTTCGGAGAGAAGCTTTCGAGTTTCTTCCGGGTTTAGCACGACACGGGCGCGTCCATTTGCAGGATCATCGATTGTCCAATGGCCGTCAGCGCTCGACTTTCTGATGAGTTCCCCGTCCTGAAAAATTGTCAGGATCATATCGCTGCCGGTCAGATCAAACGGTTCTCGGTTTGCATCGAGGAAACGCAGATCCAACGGGGTTGTGTTCCCCACCCAGATTTTCCAATTGTATTTGGCTGGTGTTGGCATTGCTGGTTCCAAACCGAGATAGCTCGTCCACCTATAACAAGCGTAATATTCCTAGTAAAGTTGATTTATCCTTTTTATTTTGATTTTAAGGCGTCAGGACTGATGGAGTTATGGGAGACACAGCAAATGACATACTTCTTCGAGCTAATACCGCCCTGGCTATTTGGCATTGTCTTGGGCGGCCTATTCATTCTCGCTTACCGACATCTGGGCCGGACCGGCCTGATCTCGGCGATAAGTACAGCCGTGTTGCTCTTCGTTTATCGTGAAGGGAAAAAGGGTGCTGAAGCAAATATCAAGCGCGATATGCAGGCCGTTAATCAGAAGGCGTTGAAAGAAATGCAGGAGATCGAAAATGAAACAGATTCTATGTCTGACGATGAGCTTGATGCTGACAATTCTCCCTGGGTGCGCAACAAAAATTGACACGAGCATTGCTGAGGTTTGGTGCTTGACGAACAAGCCCCGGCGACCGACCCCGGTTGAATATGCCTCGATGGGGCGAAAGGGCCGGGAGGATATGCGCAACCACAATGCATTCGGGATGCAATACTGTGGCTGGAAAGCCCGTCAATGATTAGTAACAGCCAATTATCCATGCCTTAAAGAAGCTACCTAGATTTCTAATATGCTCTGGTTAGGTATGGCACTCCCCTGTAAATTACGCTAAGGAACATTCATTTAGATGCTTTGCTTGCATGTGTTTTTTATCAGGGGTTTAACGGATGAACGTAATTGCCCGCATTCCAAGCCTGTTCATGGATCAGGATATCGCCTTTTCCTTTGCAGCACCGGCTGCCGAGGGGGCAGAATTGCTGGTCCATGAGTTTTCCGCCTCACAAGCCGTCTTTGGCCTTGATAGCATCCATGTGGGACTGGTGAGCAAGGACGGGGATATTGACCTTCATGCGCTTCTGGACACACCGGCCACGCTGACCGTTCACCACAAATATGCTGGCGCGCGGCACTTTGCCGGGGTGATTGCGGAGATCGAGCGCGGAGAGGAAGGGTTCCACCGCACGCTTTACTCGCTCACGCTGCTGCCGATGCTGCACCGGCTCGCGCATGGTTCCGACTGCCGTATCTTCCAGCAAAAGTCCGTGCCGGATATCATCAAGGAAATCCTCAAGACGCACGGCATAGAAGACGTGAAGTGGGATTTAACCGCCGAACACGCCGTCCGCGAATACTGCGTTCAGTACCGGGAGAGCCACTTGGGGTACCTTGAACGCCTATGTGCCGAAGAGGGTATATGGTTCTACCATACGTCTGGTGAGAACGGCCAGCACACGCTTCATTTCATCGACAATCCGCAGATCGTGGCCGATCTGGAAGGCCAGCCGAGCCTTGAATATAATGCGATGCCAAGCGGGGCGGTGAAGGGCGTTTTCTGTAATCGGTTTTCCTTCAAGGAACGGTTGAGAAGCACAAGCTTCACCCAGCGTGACTACACGTTCAAGAACCCGCCCTACAGTCAGGAGCACCGGCAGGACCGGCAGGAAGACAATGGGTCTGCCAAAGACTACGCGCTTTACGACTATCCGGGCCGCTACAAGCAGGATGTGGCCGGAAAGCCGTTCACAAAGTACCGGCAGGAAGCGGTGCGTGTGGATGCGACCACAGGACAGGGGCTCACCAATGCGATCCACTTGTCCCCCGGCTTCAAGATGGCGCTGACCGAGCACCCGAACGACGCCTGCAACACGGCCTGGCATCTTCTTGAAGTGGATCACCACGGCAGACAGCCGCAGGCGCTTGGAGAGGAAGCAGGCGGGGGACCGGCGACCTATTCGGCATCCTTTACGGCCATGCCTGCGCGGCTTCCTTTTCGTCCCATGCTACGGGCAAAGCCGCTTGTCGATGGTCCGCAGATTGCCCATGTCACCGGGCCGGACGGTGAAGAAATCTATTGCGATGAGTATGGTCGCGTCAAAGTTTGGTTTCCATGGCAAAGAGAGGTTGCTAAAAACGACAAGTCCTCCTGCTGGATTCGGGTTGCTTCCAACTGGGCAGGCCCCAAATGGGGGCACATTGCCATCCCGCGTATCGGGCAGGAGGTCATCGTGGACTTCCTCGAAGGCGACCCCGACCAGCCCATCATCACAGGCCGTACCTACCATGCCCAGAACATGCCGCCGAACAAGCTGCCAGATTTCAAAACACGAATGGTGTTGATGTCTGATAGCCACAAGGCCAACGGCTCCAATGAGCTGCGTTTTGAAGATGAAGGCGGGCAGGAGGAAGTCTGGTTCCACGCTCAGAAGTATCACAACGCCGTTGTTAAAGATAACGAGACCTGGAAGATCGGCGGCAGTCGGCACAAGCGTGTGGATGGTTCACAGTCGGAATCTATCGGTGGTTCGAAGGATATTGAAGTTAAAGGCGACCACCGAGAAGCCATCGACGGATCACAGCATCTTCTCGTCAAAGGTTCATTGGTTGAAGAGGTCAAACTGAGCCAATTCCTGAAAGTCGTCGGGGACAAGGTCTCTCATGTGGTTCGCAACTGCGTAACGCTCGTGGAGCAACATTACCGGCTTGAAACCAAAGGAAAACAGCACTTCGAGGCAGCTACCACCCATTACATCAATGCAGGTGACAGTGTTGTCATACAGGCGGGGTCTGCAATTAGCCTGAATGTCGGCGGCAACTTTGTGAAGATCGATGGCAGCGGCGTCCAGATTGAGGGGTCCTTGGTCAAGGTGAATTGTGGCGGCTCGCCAAAGGCAGGCTCTGAAGTCGAGCCATCGGCGGTAGCTAATCCACAACCCTATTCCGGCCCTCACGCTCAGCGTTACGCGCGCTCCTACGAGAAATGAGAGAGAGAGACAACAATGTCAGGTAAACCCGCTGCCCGTATTGGTGATATCGGCTCAGGTCATGGCTGTCACTTCCCGCCCTCCCCGGCTATTTCCGGAAGCCCAAATATACTCATCAATAATCGACCTGCCGTCCGACAAGGTGATGCTTACGCACCACATCCATGTCCAGTATGCCCATTGCCTCCTCATGGGCGCAAACTAGCATCAGGTTCCCCAACGGTTCTGTTCAACAACAAGCAGGCTGGTCGTGTCGGCGACCCGATTGATTGTGGAGGCTCGGACGCGACCGGCTCCGGCAATGTTCTGATTGGTGGAGCGTCGCCTCCGGGGCTCAGTCGTGCTCCAATCTGCGAAGAATGCGAAGACAAGGCATCCAAGGGCTAG